GCGATACTGGATGCGGTTGCAAAGGACCGAGGGTCGCAGCTGTGGCAAGAAACACAAAAAGCCTACCCTATCATGGCAAAACAGGATTTAGCATTTAAATATGCTCCTGTGGCAAAGCCTCCGTATATGCTGGAGTTCTACCAGGGTGGTGATCTACCATCTTGGGCAAAAGGCAAGACTGCAGCAGTTGAGATTATGAATGCCAAAACAAAGCCATCTGACATANTGGCTGATTGGGTGTCTCATTATGGTGTGACCAAAGATCCACAGATTNCGCCTCTGTATAAGCAATTTGTAGAGTCCATGACACCAGAGCAAAAAAGTAGACTAGCCAAGCAATACAAAGATTATTCGCAAGGCTATTACATGGACGAGAAAGGTAACAAGGTTGTTATACCTGGTCCAAAAGAAACCAGACCTTATGAGAAATGGGCAGAGTTAAGCGGTATACCAGCTTATATGCGAGGATATACGTTTGACCAATGGAAGGACTCTAAGGACTGGTACACCCCGCAACAGCTGCAATACTTAGATCAGATCAGATCCATCACAGGGTATAAGTCTCCTACCCAGCAGACCCGTTAAGCAGCTTGTGAACGATCTCAGGATTTTGCTGCAGCGTATAGGCTAGTAGTGTAAACCCTGAGTACTTCTGAATATTGTTCACATTAGAGATGTACAACTTCTGGGACTGAGCCATAGCCAGAAGATCTGTGAACATCTCCAGATTCACTTGTTCCTGGTTGCTGTGATGTTTGTGGTGTAGTGGCTCACCACCATTGTCTTTAAACGTGCTGAGTCTGACCACCTTGGTCTTGTCAAAGAACTCTCTTGCATACTTAAAGACCTGGTAGTCATCGCTGCAGACGAGGAGTGTCTTACCAGCCACGTCCTCTTTCATCTTCATGAACTGGTATTTGTAATCCATCTTGTAGTCTGTGTTACGCACGTGAACAGAGACGTACTCACCCAGCTTGGCAATCTTAGCCTTGATGTACTCCTGGATGTGTGGCTTAAAGACTAGACCGTCCAGGCAATAGATAGACAGGAACTCACCCTCCCAGCATTGCTCATGGACCAGCACGTCNTCCTTGTGACCCAGATCCATGTTGAANGTTAACTTTTGTTTAGACTCGATCTCGATGAAGTTGTTAACAACTGGGCTGTACTTGGAAATGTAGGAGTCTAGTTTTCCCTCTGTGACGGATGGCTTTGCTGTGAGCTTGTTGAGCTCGGTGTAGTTGTTCTTGCGGATGACAGAACTCCTGTGCATGAACGATGTACCAAAGTAATTCCAGAAGTCATCGTGCAAGCCAGACTCTGTGGAGTCTATGAGCAAGTATCTGTGGTGCTTTTCAGCGTATCTCCAGCACTTCTCAATCTCGCACAATGTGTCGTTAAGTCCACCACGGGGTTTGCAAAGAACGTACTTCATGCTGGTAACTTCCAAAANAATTGATATGCTGCAAGACANGGCTCNATGCCTAGTGACTTAAAGTAATCATAGACATACTTACCCTTACCCTCTAATTGACCGTTGACAACCCAGTTGTCATCTACACCTATCAGGCAGCCAGGAGCAAGGCTTGGCATGATGCTGGTGAGCTCGTAGAGGTGGTGCAGCGCAGACTTATTTGTGACNGCAAGATCATCACGGGGCGCATCAAATGAGTCTAGGTAAAGTAGATTGATCTGACTATTATTCTTCTGCATATTTTTACCTAGACCGTAGAGGAACTTGATACTGTCACCCTCGCACACCGCAGATCTTTCGCATTGCATCTTGCTCAAGCAGTACTTGGTGCTCTCTGGGCTGATGTCTATGGTCATGAATTGACCACCAAACTCTTTGATGTGGGCATCAAACAGCAGACTGCTTTGCCCGTCACCGTCCCAGTTACCCTCTGTCCTGGCGCATCCTGTCTCGATGATGGTTGGATCTTTGATGTCTTTGAGGTAATCAAAGATGTAGTCAAATCCTATTTGTCTTTGACCTAGGTGTAGTCTGGCTGCTTGATAGAGTTGTGATGTCATGCCTTTTCTCCGATTACCATGAATGAGTTGTTGAGGTCTACGTTAGATCCGATGATGTTGACATAGCCACGGTCTTGCAAAAAGTCGCAAATGAACTCTCGGTCTAGCACGTGAAGATGTTTGCGGTTGTTCCACGGTCTCCAGTAGCTCTGAGAATAGTGTGGAAGATACAGGAAGAGGACACCACCAGATCTGAGCCTGGTAGTCCAATGGTCCAGCGCATCTATCCAGTTCGGCAAATGCTCTAGGCAATGACTGCTGAAGATGTAGTCTACAAGAGGCTCTGGCAGCTGGTAGGCATCTGAGTTGTCTATCTGTGGATCTATAGGCACAGCACCTGGCAAGCACCACTCCATGCGGTTGCAGCCTATGTCGTACCCGTACCCCTTGCAGAAATGCTTAGCAAAGGGGATTGCAAACTGTGCTGCAAAACCCTCTGCTTGGAATGCTGGGTACTGTCTACCGTTATGAGTAATTACTTTCATAGGGGGGAGTCCATTTAGTTGTTCAACGAGTTAGAGCAGAAACAAGGAAAATTCTCTAAGTCCAACATCCTGGAATGCCTTGTTAACCTCCCGATCTTTGTATTCATCATGGTGCTGGTAGGAGTCCACCCTCGAACAAGTAAGTACCAAAGTGACCCAGCTGCACCCACGGTGCTGCCCACACACTCAGACCAGACTCAATGGCTTTGTAGCAGAAGTAGTAGTCCTCTGATAACAACCGCTCTGTGCCTGGCTCTATCATGCAAGCAAAGTATTCTGTGATGCGATCTGTGATCTGCTGCGCATCTGTGAANGTGATGTCGTTGTTGTATGTNGGTAGTGTCTTAGCCATGTGCTCTAGTGTTTCACGCTTGATGAGCATAAAGCCTGTGCCAACACAGTTGACCTCNACTGGCTTGTCTGNTGGAACTGTGACAGTACCCGCATAGTCTTTCAAGTTGATGACTAAAGATCCAGTCCTGTTTCTCCATTGCTCGACAGGCACACCCTCATCTGCTGCTTGCTTGACACCGTTCCAGTTGATCTCTTTCTTAGGATAGATACCAGCAATGATGTCCTTGTCGGCATCTAGCATTTTGAGAACATCTGCAGCATTGAACTTGATGTCAGCATCTATGAACATCAAATGAGTAAACTCCTTGCGCTGCATGAACTGGTGAGCCAGGAGATTACGTCCACGCTGGATGAGTGACTCGTTAAACATAGCAGAGTAAGCCATGTTGTGACCATGTTGTGAGAGTACAGGAGCCATCATTAAGAGGCTTTGTACGTAGTAGCCAGTAGCCATACCACCGTACATAGGAGTTGCTACAAAAATGTTTGCTTTCTTATCTGCCATGTTAGTCCTTGTTTGTTGTTAGTTGGCATACTGTGTATCTACAGGATGTATGCCAGACCCTGTCTAACGATGAGGGCTTGCCCCCCAGCTGCTATACACTAGCCGTTTTAAAAGTATCTCTCACGAGATCAGATGCCTTTGTCATAGCATCGGAGTACCCTTGTTTGTAGGCTAAGTCGTACAGATCTTGCATACTCATGTTGATGAGTTCTACGATATGTCTTCGATTCTCAGCACATACTTGTTTGTCTTCGCAGACTTCCTCCAACCCCACACTTGAATTTTCCATCCTGCTTCCCTCACTTTTGGCAGCAACTCGCTTGCCATGATTTTCTTAATACGATCAGATACCCCGCTTGCAGTAGCCTGGACAGCCAGGGTCTCATCTCGCTTGATAGCCAAAATGTCTATAAAGCCAAAGAGATCCTGACGTATCCTTGCATGAGGGTTCCACTTCTCAACGATGGCAACTGTATAGCCTTGCTCTCGCAAAACCTCAAGTGTTCTCGATGTTGGTGACTCTTTTGCCATCAGAAGGGCACGTCCTCATCGTCACGTTTCTTTCTGTCGTAGGCGGGTGTGACGGGTCTGTCAGCTCTGGATGCCTGTGTCTTACCCTCTTCCTCCATACGTTTCTTTTTCACCCAGTTGTCTTCCTTGACAACCAGGAGCCGTGTGCCTCTGGAGGTTGGTTTCTCCCACGCACCTAGCCAGACCTTTTCACCAGCTTTGTAGTCGAGCTCTAGCACGACAAACCCTGAGAAGTCAGGAGCCAACTCGTGCTTTCTGTCTTCTGGTTGGTTGAAATACATCACACCTTTGCCTGGTGTTTCTGGGTAATTATTTCCTGCAGCCATTATTCATCTCCTTGTATAGTTGGCTTTCTGTTAAGTGGATCTGCACCGCACTCAGCGATTGCTGCTTTCAGCTCTAGTCTTTCTTTCGGTGTGAAGTTGACTTGCACCAACTCGTTAGCGACAGACAATGACTCGATCTTGGACAACTTCTGCTCTGCGGTGTATTTAGCGGATGACATGATCTTGTAGACAAGATCTTGATATGCTCTGATCCACTCTGAAACGGTGTGGTGATTGCTGTAGGGCTCATCCACATCTGGGATGTAGAGGTTGTAAGCACCATCAGCAACGGGTGGCTGCAGCACTTCCTCAACCTTTCCCATATCAACCACTTTGCCTGGTTTGACATCAAAGTCCATAACTTCCTCAACTGCGTAGTGACCGAGAATGCAGCCAGGAAATACAGCTCTGACAGCTCTAGAGATGACACGAGCTCTGAGCATATCAGCTGGGTACTTGGACCAGCCAGATCCGTCTCTGTAGAGCCCAGCAACCTTTGCCATCTCTATGGTCCACTCAACTCGTAGAGAGCCACCAGCGGGGTGTGAGAACGTGCCTGAGCATACCTTGTCGGTCATCTCGTGCCACTCAACCTTACCACCAGCTTGCTGGAAACGAGCCAGGAGTGCCTGTGACTTCAGAGCTGGTCTGCCCTGGATAATGTCAAACTCTTGCACAACTGTGGCTGGGTGTTTGTTCTCAGCCTGTGCTACTAGCATGACTGCCAACAGCTGCTCCTTAGTCTTAAACCCATAGAAGTTGGACTTCACCAGAGTTTCAGCCATAACTTGCATATCATTGATTGCGACTAGATTAGACATTCTTAACCTCTCTTGCTTTCATCATTGCATCTGCATAGTCATACGCTATACCAGCTGTCAAAAGATAATCCATTTCTGTGGCATCTTCTTTTGCAAACTCATCCATAACCATAGGCAATGCTACAGATGCAAAATAATCTCTGAGATCCATACCCAGGTGCTCAACAATGAGTCCTGTGGTGGGGTGTTTAAAGTGAATGGGAAAGGCTTTCATAGTGGCAGCTCCTTTTGTTCTTGATCTCTAGACACCATCATGGCATCTGCCCACCAGTAGGCTTGGTTGGTGTAGTACTTGATGGTATTGCCTGAGTCTTTTTCTGATGACACCTTAATGAGTGCTTGCATAGCCTCCACAGCGATGTAGTCTCTAAGTGACAGACCAGCGTTGACTGTTTGAACATCTTTCTTAGTAGGCGCAACTTGCGCCTCCTGTGCTGCTTGTCTCATGTTCTCAATCTGTCTACGCTTTGCTCCCTCGATGCCACCGTGTGCAATAAACTTCTCAATAGACTGCAAAGTCCATCTCGAATTCTTGTACTGAGGGCAATCAGCTGGAGTTGGCAAGATGCCAAGTGTGTGATAGTTATGCACAGATGTACCGCTACATCCGATCATCTCACCCACTTGTGCTGCATTAAGTAATATTCCTAAGTTGTGCTTTTTAATAGTCATTTTTTATCTCGTTAGAAGTTATTTGATAAGAAAACGTCTGCTGCCTGGAGCCTCCATGACGAACTGGTCATAGATGTCTGGCATGGATTGCTGAAAGAGCTTGGAGTCAAAGCGTTTACTGTTCTTGGCATTCTTCCAAGTAGCCAGGACTGACCCGTCTATGGACTGCAAGCTGGAGGCTGACTCCATGTAACCCTGGATCAGAGTCTGCAACTGCTCTTCCTGAGCCTCCAGAGCCTTTATTTGCTCCTTGGTAGACCTGAGTAAAGCGCAAGCCTGTTCAACGCTCTGGGATGCCATTTTGACCGTCCCAGGCACATCCTGTGGGTACAGGAGCTTGCATTGGTCCACAGACTCTGGTGGCATGGTGGTTCCAGCCTGGACGTGACCCCACACAACTGCCAGTTGCTGGATGAGTTGGTCTTTCTGGTGGTCTGTGATGTCAAATGGGAACATCACAAACTCAGATCCACCAAAGAGGACTGCCAAGTAGATGCGATCTATTTCAAAGACTGCAGCCTCATGGATCAACTGAGCAAGATCAGGGGAAGGCACACTATTAGCAACATCGTCAAAACGATTACGCTGATGTACACCGTAGTTCTTACATTCCACCAGAATTGTTTTTCCATTCTCAGTACCTCCAAAATCAAAGTGTGATGCCATCCATTTGTGTTTCTTGTGGGTGAGGCTCTCCTCGATCTTGGTGAGCTCTACACCCAGTTTCTGACTAGCCAGGCTTGCGATGACGGGCTCCATGACGTGCCCCATTTGGACAAACTCCTTGTCGGACAAGTCCTCGAT